TAGTTCATGTTGGATGGCAAGTCATAGATAAAAAATTATGGGAAAAATGAAAGAAATATTCATGCAAATAATTGAGCAAGAATATAACGGTGATTATGATAAATTTATGGAAGAAAAATCTAAAGAAGCTTGTAGCAGGTTTATATATTTAGATGATGTTCTTTGTTCAAATTGTTCTAATGCTACAATGCACAGAAGTGAATCAGACTTTGCATGTGATACTTGTGGACAAGAATATATTGAAGTAAATAATAGTTTGAGATTTAAGTGAGACTATGTATATTGAATTATACACCTATATGTTTGGGTGTATAACTCAATATGCATGTGAAACATCTATATACACTCCTCTTTTTACTAACTAGCTTAATAGGGTGGAGTCAATGTGATGTATACATAACTCCTGGATCAGTTCAAGTAATTGATCATAATCCTGGTATTTCTTTTGCATTTGAAATCCAAAATGATGATATAATCCCTTATTCGGGAGGACCCTTATACATGGATTGGGCTCTATCGGGATTTATATCAGGTCCTATATGGGATTTTAATCTAAATCCTATACCTATCTTCCCGGGAGGAAGTAGATTTGTTTCTACCCCCGTATTTGATATCCCTCTACCAGGGAACGTTCCTGGGAATTGGACACCTTACGCAGGATGGACTGGAAGTGAATATACATCATTTAAACTTGCTTTAGAGCCCATTCTGACCCCGGGTTGCTATGAATGGATCACTAATGAGGATGGTACACTTTGGACTGATCTCCTAAGTGATGGATGTGATAACCCAGATGGAGATAACTTTTGTAATGATGCTTGCCACGTAGAGTTAGTTGATTATAATCTAGAAACCGAAGAATTAACTATAATCCCATATTCAACCTATTGCCCCAATATAATAAATTCTGCTTGGTTTAATCAATACCCTTACGATAACCCCTATATTTTTGGGTTTACTTTAACTTTTACTACATCTGCTGGGTCTATAAATATAAATTTAGGCGGTCAACAAATTTATGAATCTGATACTCCTATTACAGTAGACTTAAGTAATGGTATTTTAAGTATAATTTTAGAACCTATTTTAGAAGGTATTGATAATGGGGATTATTGTGAACTTACCTTAACCCTTTATAACTTAAATAATACGGGTCAAAATATAAATGATGTATTACCTCATCAATTAATAGAACTAATTAATTTATGCCCTGATATTTACGGTTGTACTGATATTGAAGCTAATAACTATGACTCTACTGCTACTATTGATGATGAAAGTTGTCTTTATGATGTGCTGGGTTGCACTGACAGTAGTGCAATCAATTATAACTCGCTCGCCAATATTGATGACGGTTCTTGTGAATATGATGTATTTGGGTGTACTGACACGTTTGCCACAAATTATAACCCACTCGCTACTGTGGACGATGGTGGTTGTGAATATATAATATACATAGAAGGGTGTACAGACCTCTTAGCAATAAATTACAATGAAGCTGCCGCTATAGATAACGGTAGTTGCGTTTATAACTTATGTGATGCAATATGGATCCCCAATGCGTTTTCACCTAACAATGATGGGATGAATGATGGGTGGACTGTTGAAGCTGACCCTGAGTGTTGGCTAGAATGGGACATAAGAATTTATAATAGATGGGGTCAATTAGTTTGGGAGTCTAATATAGTAGGGGAAGTTTGGTACGGCTCTAATAGAAATGGAAGCCATTATGTAGCTGATGGAGTTTATATCTACACCGTTAAAGGAATTGGACATCTCCCATCTAATACTTTCCAAACTAGGGGATACATAATGGTTTTTAGATGAACACATTATCATTACCTGTCCAGTTTTTACTAAAAAATGTATATTTGCACTATGCAGGGTCTTTATTTTATTAAAATAGAAGACCAATATAAAAAATACTACTTTAACTAATTTTTATGAAAAAAGAAAAACCAAGACAGTATAAAGGTTCTCAAGGTAAAAGTCCAAAAAGAATAGAAAATACCTGGAAGATACTTCAATGGGCTAGTTATGGAGCAATTATTTTTGTTGCTCTAGCTTTATTATATACAGTGATGTTTTTATGAAAGATAACTTATTCGTAAAAGCATCAATTAAAGATGGAGAATTGTATTTTCCTACAAAAGCTACAGGTACCAAGTTTAAAAAGTTTTTAAAACAGTTACCTGATGACTCTAAATTAGAGATCTTTATAGGTGTGAGCGGTGATAAAGGTAGTAATCCTCAATTAGCCCGTTTACATGCTATGATTAGAGAAATAGCACAAGAAATTGGCTATACATTTGTTGAAGCCAAAATGGAAGTAAAAAGATTAGCAGGCTTATGCTTTGTAAGAGATAAACAAGAATATTGTAAATCTTTTGGAGATTGTGATAAAGATGAATTAAACCTTGCAATACAAGCATGTGTTGCAATAGGAGAATTTAATAATATGAATTTAAGATAGTTATTTAACTACTTTCATTTTATCATTAATTTCTTTAAGTTTTGTTGCAAAATCCTCTTTATTCTCAATCATACTAGTTAAACTTGCTATGTCTTCCATAGTAGCATCTGTTTCAGTAGCAATTTCTAAGTTTTGTTCTCTTGCTTTAAATCTAAAATATTGCAACATAGAGAATAAGGTATATAAATCTGATTCAAATCCATCAAATTTAATATCTTCTGGTAAAACTTGATCATCTTTTATATTCAGCATAAGCTCAAACTTTTTAAAGATTTGAGGCATTTCTGAAATTCTATCTGAATCCATGATCATTTGATTACATAATCTTTGAAGACCTGTTATATATGCAGTAGATAACTCTATTCCTGTAATTGATTTAGAGTGATCATAAGTAAAAACTGTTTGTAATCTTTTTTCTTCAGACATAATTAATAAATTTAAATCAAATATACATATTTATGGACATAAACATAAACAATTTAAAAAACAAATTAAAATTAAATGTAAAAACATCTAATTGGGATCAAGTTTTAGATCCTTTTATTGATAGTAAAGCATTTAATCATGTAATAGATTCATTAATTTCTCTTGTAGATGGTGGACGTAGATTTACTCCTCCATTTAAAGATATATTTAATGCGTTTAAAGAGTGTGACTATAATAATTTAAAAGTGGTTATTGTGGGTCAAGATCCTTATCCTCAATTGGGAGTAGCTGATGGTATAGCATTTAGCTGTAGTAATAAAGGCAAAGCAGAAAAGTCTTTACAATATATACTTAAAGCTCTTGAAGATGAAGATGCTGATGTTGATTTAAGACGTTGGTCTAACCAGGGTGTACTACTTATTAATACAGCACTTACTTGTGAAATAAATAAAGTGGGGGCCCATTATTATACATGGAAACCATTTACAGAATATTTATTTTCTACATTAAACAAAAAACATAGTGATATAGTATTTGTCCTAATGGGAAGAAAAGCTGAATCATGGCAGTTATTATTATCTAATCAGATAATTTTAAAATGTTCACACCCAGCTTCAGCTGCTTATAGAGGTGGCACATGGGATTCAAATGATGTCTTTAATAAAGTAAATGAAGAACTAAAAAAACAAGGAAAATCCTTGATTAATTGGTAAAATATTACTAAATTTACTATCCTAAAAAAAACTACAAATGTCTGATAATCAAAATAATACAGCCGAAATGGCTATTAAAAGATTTAAAATGCAAGTGCTTCGTAAGTACAATGTAGATCTCTATATAAGAGTAAAAGAAAATTCTAATTTAGATACAATTGATATAGAAGATGGTTTAAACTTGCAACAGTATAAAGATGTTGTGTATGAGTCTCTTATTTTAAATTATCCAGAATTTAAGCGGCATACATCTATTACAGCAAGGTGTCGGGAGAAAGTTTTTGTAATGCATAGACAACTATTATTTTATTTAGTATGGCAAGATGCTAACTATAGTAAAAGTTCAATTGGAAGATCTATGGAAAGAAATCATGCTACAATAATTAATGGTATCAGACAAGTGGAAAATTATCTAGAAACTAAAGATAAACTTTTTGCTAAAGTATATAATCAAGTAAAAATTAATATAAATAAGCATGTGGGAACTCTTTCAAATAATCTTCAAGAACCAGTTGACACCGAACCAAGTAGCCATACTGTTTGGAATGAAACTGAAAATAGCGTTACCGAATACATTGAAAAATGATAAAGATGCTTTACTCAAGTTAAAGTATATAATATTAGAAGATGAGCATTATAAACTTACACCAGAAGCTAAAGCTTTTATAGCTCATTTAGACAACTACTTTATAAAGGCAAAGAAAAAAACTAATATTCAGTTAATGGGTAAAAGTTTTATTGATAATATAAATACTTTTAGAGAAATATTTCCAAATAAAAAATTACCTAGTGGCAAACCTGCTAGAGTTAATGTAAAAATGCTTTCTGAATCTTTCAGATGGTTTTTTGAAACATATGATTTTACTTGGGACCAAATATTTGAAGCTACTAGAATGTATGTAAATGAATATAGAGACCAAGAGTATATGTATATGCAAACCAGTCAATATTTTATTTGCAAACAGGATAAACATAAAGTAAAGTCTTCTACTTTAGCGGATTATTGTGATATGATAAAAGATGGTATTGATACTGAAGATGATCACTTTAAAGAAACTGTAGTATGAGTAATAATTCAGAAGCTTGGGTTGGGCAATATGCAGCCTTCAATGAAGCATTAAAATATATGGATGCTAGACAAAAAGGTTTAGAAAAATCTATATATACACCTTGGCCTAAGTTTAATGATGCAGCTACTGATGGTTTAGAATGGAATACTCTTACTGTAATTGGTGGCAGACCTGGTTCAGGTAAAACATTAATTAAAGATCAAATTATTAGAGAGTCATTTGAATTAAATCCTAATGATGAATTCAGAGTATTAGAATTTCAATTTGAAATGGTAGGTAGAACATCAGCCATTAGAGAATTTAGTTCTATAACAGGCAAGACATATAAAGAGTTATGTAGTGCAGGTAGTACTATTAGCAGTGATATAATTAATCATTGCTATCAATATGCTAAGGAAAGAGTTAAAAATCCTGTGGATATTATTTCTACACCCATGACTGTAAATCAAATGCGTGAGCAAATTGATGTATATATGGATTTACATAAAGGTGCAAAAACTATGATTACTTTAGATCATACTATGCTAGTAAAAAGAGCTCCTTATCAGAATAACACATTAGATATGTTATTTGAATTAGGTGAGTTTTTTACTCAATGTAAAAGAGATTACCCTTGCTTATTTATTGCATTATCTCAGCTTAATAGAAATATTGATCACCCAGAAAGAGCAATAGATGGTAAATATGGTAACTATATACTTGAGTCAGATATATTTGGCTCAGATGCTATGCTGCAGCATGCTGATATGCTAATAGGTATCAACAGACCAGCTAAACAAAAGATTAGATTTTATGGTCCTGATAGATATATTATTGAAAATGATAGAACTTTAGTATTACACTTTCTTAAAGCAAGAAATGGTGATGCACGAATGAGTTTTTTCAAAGCAAAATTTGAACAAATGAAAATTGAAGAAATGGAAACACCAGGTCAACAGGAAAGACGATAATGGATTTATCAAGAACATACTTAAAATCACTTGTGTTAGCACAATTATTGCTTGAAGCAAATGATGAACTAGAAGGTTCTGCTTATTATGATACTAGATTAAAAACTGATGTAATAAGATTAGAAAAAACTGTAGTAAAACAATTAGATAAACAATATAGAGTTATATATAATGTTGATCCTGCTTTAATGCATAATATCCAATCTGAAATTGAAAAATTAGTTGATAGAATAGCTTGCTCTTCTATTGATGATTTAGTTACATTAAATTTAGTAATAGAAAAATATATTAAAAATAACAATTGGTTTTTAGAAAATATAGACTTGAAATTAAAACCACTAAAAACTTTAAAATAATACAAAATGGCAATATCAGTAGAAGAAAGAAAAAGAAAAGTTGATGATTTGAAAAAAGATCATGAAGATTATTTTCAAACAATGGGAATAATTAATGCAGAATTTATACCTAAAATGGCCCATAGACCCAGCGGCAAAGATGATTTGCATTTGGGATTTTTTCCTAGCGAGTTGGAAAAAGAGGTGGATATTTACACAGAATTTGTAAGTATAGATTATGTAAGCGAAGATCCTAAAAGAACTTTATATTTATTAAAACATAACCCTCATTGGAGAGATGAGTTTGAGTTAATTGAAAGTAATAAGGGATATAAAAGGCATATGGTGGCTGTTAATGAACTTAAAGTAATTAATGATATAGTTACTAGAAGTAATAAAAAAGAAGCGCCTAAAGAGGGTATTATTAATACAAAATCAATTAATGAAAATCCACTCACATTATTTGATTTACCTAATCCGGATCAAATATCTGACACATCATTGTTAGTTGTAAAACTAGAAGAGATTAATCAAACATTAATCACATTAACTAAAGTAATAAATAAATTTAATAAATAACATGGCACAAAGTGTATTAGTAATTGCAGACTCAGGAACTGGTAAGTCTACATCAATTAGAGATTTAAAACCAGATGAAACATTCATTATAAATATTGCAAATAAACCTTTACCTTTTAAAGGTTGGAAATCAAATTATAAAGTAGCAAATAAAGCCAACCCTTCAGGAAATTTAATATCAACTTCATCTGCAGCGGGTATTATAAAAGCTTTAATTCATGTCAATGAAAAGTTACCCCATATTAAAACACTTGTTGTAGATGATTGGCAGTATATGAGTTCTTTTGAATATTTTGATAGAGCAAATGAGAAAGGTTATGATAAATTTACTCAGATTGCGGCTAACTTAGCTCAAGTAGCTAAAATGCCTAAAGATCTAAGAGATGATTTAACTGTTTTCTTTTTAACTCACTCAGAAGATTCAACGGATATTAATGGAAATAGAAAAATCAAAGCAAAAACTATTGGTAAAATGATTGACAATACTTTAACTTTGGAGGGTCTGTTTTCTATAGTCTTATTTGGTAAGGTAAATAAAAATGATGATGGTGTTCTTGAATATGGTTTTGAAACTCAAAACAATGGAGAGAACACATGTAAATCACCACAGGGTATGTTTGAAGACTTCTTCATTCCAAACAACCTGCAGTATGTTAAAGACTGCATGAAAAAATACGAAGAATAAACTAATTATTAATTAAAAATTAAAAAAGCTATGTTAAGTACAACCGGAATGTCAGCCTCTTCAGGCAAAGAAAAACCAGTAGTTGGTCCAGGTAATCAATTGTTAAAGATTAATAGTCTAAGCTTTGTGCCAACACCTTATGATGCCGAGGCATACAATATCTTATTGCATGTAGAAACTGAACCTATGGGCGAAGAGTTTCAAGGATTCTTAAAAGATACTAATCAACCTAATGGGCCACGTTATGCTGGTCAAGTTGGAAGAATTAGATTTGCTCCATATCCATACAAAGATGCTACTTTACCAAGCGGTAATGAAGTAAAAAGAGATAATGAAGTAATGAAGGCTATGGTATTTTTAGCTGAAGCATTAGACAAAAGAAAAGAACTTGATAATATTCAAGCAAATACAATTGAAGAGTTTATGACAGCATGTAATGGGTTATTTTCTAACTCTGAATTTGTAAACATGTGTCTTGGATCTAAAGAATGGATCAATAAAGACGGTTATATCAATGATGATTTATTTTTGCCAAAAATAATTAAAGGTAATGTGCCAATTGAAACTGTTGGTGTAGAACCAAGTAAATTAATTGTTTTTAATACTGATGACAAAAATCATTATAAAAAAGCAATTAAAAAAGAATCTGAAAAAGTAAATCAATTTGAGCCAGCTAAAGCATCTGGTAATGATTTTGATTTATAATCTGATTGTATAAAATTGAGGGGGAGTGTAGTGCTCCCCCTTTTTTTTTAACTTAATTAATATGTTCAACACTAAAAATTTAGTTTTAGAAATAACAGATATTCCTAGCTATTGGGTTTTTCAATATTATTTAAACTTATCAGAACCCTTAACAGGTCAGGATATAAAAATTTTATCAATTTTTAATCCTAATGAGAAAACGCCAAGCTTTTGTATTTATGTAGACAAAAACATAAATCAATATAAGTTTAAAGATTTTTCAACTGGTAAAAGCGGTAGTAAAATTGATTTAGTTATGCTTATGTTTAATATAGATTATTCATTATCTATTATAAAAATTTTAGATGATTATAATTTATATGTTAAAGACAAAGAGTTTAAACAAATAGTATTTAAACCTGAAGAAAAGTGGAAAGTTGATTTTATTAATTTAAGATCATGGAATAAAAAAGATAGTGAATATTGGCTGGCATATAGAATTGGCATGTCATTATTAAATGAGTATAATGTTAAGCCTATAGGATATTACAATCTAGTTAAAGAAAGTAATGATCAAATTAAGTCTTTAAAAATAGAAGGAAAGCAAATTTATGGATACTTTAATAAGGATGGTGATGTATATAAAATCTACCAGCCTAAAAGCAAACATAAATTTCATAAAGTAAAATCTCATCTACAAGGATTTGATCAATTACAATTCAATCAGCCGTACTTAGTAATATGCTCTTCATTGAAAGATGCATTATGTTTAAAAGGTATGGGTTATAACATAGAAGTTATAGCACCAGATAGTGAGAATACCATGATTAAGCCGCACATTATTGAATATTTAAAAAAAAAGTACAAGAAAGTAATTACTCTTTTTGATAATGATGAAGCGGGAATTAATGCTGTTGATAAATATGCAAATGCATATAAAGTCAATGGTTTTGTATTA